GTTTGTTTTGATTTTGGAACTTGCAACACACCATCTTCAAAAGTTATATGTCCAAGTCTAGCATCACCTTTAAATTCATCTACGAAACATGTTTTTTGATTTACCGAGTATTTTAGTTCTCTTTCATATCCTTTTTCTTCATCAAACCAGAATATGTTTTTACTTTTTATAGTAAATGTTAATGGCGTTAAGCCTTTTGTTAGGGTATAAAGTCGATCCTTTACTTCCCAGTTGTTTTGTTTTTTTGTCATGATATAATATTATTAAATAAAAAAAATGTAAAGCAGAGGCGCCGAAACGCCTCTTCTCTACGTTAAAAATTATGAAAAGTTACCAAACAATACGAAGTTATTCGCAGCTTGAGTTACTAAACATCTTTCTGATAAATAGTGAACTTCCATTGCATCAAGATCGCTAGTAGATGCTCCACCAACTGAACCTGTAATCCAAGTTTTTAGTTTTCTATCATCAGCTTCTGAAGCTCTATATCTTACATGTAAGAAAGGTCTCTTGATATTTTTACCAAGAACTTGATCATACACAGAAGATGTTCCAGCAGGTACTAATACACCTGAAACATCAGAAGCAATTTCGCCTCTTGTAGAAGCGTCATTTAAATATTTCCAATCAGTTTTATAAAAGTCATAAGAACCTCTTCTAAATCCGTTGAATCCTAAATTTAATGCCATATCTTCTGAATTATTAAATAATCCATAATCTAAACCACCAGCTGAGTGAGGGTTCAAACCTGCTAACATGTCATCAAAGTTGAGTGATAAGTCTCTGTTTAAGAACATAACGTTTTCTTCAATAGCTCCTTGCTTATCAAGCTTTTTAAGCATATTGTCAAAATCTGTTAAGTCGTCAGACGCAGAAGATCCATCTAAACCATCTTCATGAATATGACCTCTATCTTTAATAGCAGCAAATAAACCTTCAGAACCCTTAATATCCGCAAGAGTTGTGTTTAGGTTTTTTTCGCTTTCAATCATAGTCATTTCCAAATAATCATTGAATCTAATTCTTGTGTCACCTTCAGCTTTTAAGTACCATAAGTAACCTCCTTGTCCAGACTCACCTGAAACTTCAACCCAACCAATTTGAGCAGCATCAGATCCTGAGATCTCATACTTGTCTTTCATGATAATAGGGTTGTTAGTGTAAGACTGAAAACTTGGAGCAACAGCTTCTGACATACCTGATTGTGATTTTTTGAATTCAGAACCAAATACGAAAAGTTTAATTGCACCACTTGTTGTTACAATACTTGAATCAGCTACTAGGCCATTTGCGCCACCATAGCCTTTTACTTTTATCGAATTTGCATTTGGTATTGCAGTAACTTGAGCTTTTGCAGTATCAGTACCGTCAGATATTACAACTAACTGACCTACTCTAATAGCATGTCCTGTTAGTCCTGATATTGTGTTTTCACCGCTTGAGTCAGCTGCACAAGTACCTCCTGAATAAGATAAATGTAATCTTCCTTGTTCTGACCATACAACTTGATCAGAAGCCATAGGCATTTCAGCGCCTACCATTTGTAAAAATCCTCCTACAGATCTATTACCGAACTTTTCTACTTCAGCTTCGTAAAGCTCTGGTAGGTATTGTTGTGCCCAACCAGCAGTAGCAGTAGCGGTAAAATCTATGTAGTTAAGATTTGTTGCTTGTTTAACTGGAGCTGGAGTTGTAGTTCCGCTCCCTAATGTTATTGCCATCTTTTTAAATTTTTGTTTTAATTATTATTTTCTAAGTTTTATTCTAAGTTTTGAACTATCATCGCCACCTATTGCTCTCACTTTTAATCCACCTGCTTCTATATTCTGTGCACCCTTCCTAGGATCCATATTAATATTTTTAGCATTGGAAGACATGCTTTTTATAGCGTCTGCCTTACCTTGTTCATAAAAATGGTTCGCCATAGAATCAGCGTTTCTAGCAACATAAAGGGCCTTATGATACCCTTCGGCATCTTTTAGCATATTATTATCATCTAAGAACATCTTAAACGCATTTAAAACATCACTTTGGGCTTGCTTTGTCTCATTAACATCTTTTACATTGTATCTGTATTTGTTTTCTCCTACTTTGAAATCAAAACCTTTGAATTCGTTATTGAAAACATTTTCAGTTTTACTTAAAAAATGTTCATTTGACTTTTGTTGCAGAGCAGTAAGTTCCTCCTGCTCTTTTTTATAAGTACCATAAAAATCTACAGCTTCTTTAATGTCCGAAGGCATTTTAGAACCTGATTTTATATCATTATAGTATTTTTCTTTCATGCTGGTTAAATGATTTTTTGCACCAGCAACTTGTTCTTTGTAATTAAGTTGTTTTCTTTTTATATCCCTTTCACTATCAACCTCTTCATCAACCAGAAAACTATCTTCCATAAGAAAACTTATTTCATCATCATTAAGATGTGGTTTAGTTTGTTTATAATATTCTCTTAACAATGCATTATCATCAAGATTATTATAATCTACATTTAATTTTACGTAATCTTCAAGTGATCCACCTGTGTCTTTCATAAAATCAAGTAAACTTTTTACATCTTCGGGATATTCTAGTTTAACTTCTTGTTTTTCTTCAATTTTTTGCTCGACTTGCTGACTTTCTTGTAAGCTGTCTTGCTCTTGCACTTGTAAGCCATTGTCTTCTTCTTTTATTAAAGTTAAAGGTTCTTCTACTGTTTTTTCTTCAGCTTGTTCAACCTGTTGTTCTACATTTTCTTCGACAACTTTTTCTACTGGCTGTTGTTCACTTTGATTTATTTTATCTAAATCTATTTTGTAAGTACCATCATCTAGTTTAGTACCAACACCGGCATTTTCTAATACCGTTTCTTCTTTTTCAGCAATAGATGGTGTTTCATCTGCTACTTGATTTACTTTTGTTTCTGACATTATATAATATTATTAAAAATTAAAAAAATTTATCTTGGTTCAAATTGTTCTAAACCAAAACCACCTAACGCGTCAAAACCTGCTGACTCGAAATCTTTTGGTGGTTTACCAGTTTGTCGCTGGTTTATAAGCTCACTTTGTTGTGATGCTTGTATTTTAGTTCGTTTGTCTTTACGATCTTCTTTGTATTGTTCTTTATTATTAATCACCTGTGTTTCCATTTGTTTAAGCCGCATATTAAGCTCAAACTCATGTATCATAAGTTGTTTTTTCAACTCTGCTTCAGCTTGTAGCTTTTGCATTTCAAAATTATGTTCTACCTCAGACAATTGAGCTTTGCTTTGTGTTGACATTTGTTCTTTTCTCATATCAAGCTCTGCTGATGCTTGAGCTGCTTGCGTATTAGACTGTGTTTGTGCTTGAATATTTTCAAGTTGCATTTGTCTGTCTCTTTCAATTTTTTTCTTTCTTCTAAGTTTTAATAATTGATTTGCAAGCTTTAAGTTTTTAACTTCTCTAACATCAATAGCATCTTCTAGTTCTATAGCTTGTTGTTGCAAAGCCATTTGTATATTATTTTCTAACAATTGTTTTTCTTCTTCATCTGGTGCTAATTGTAAAAATATACCAAAATCGTGTAAATGTAACTCATTAATTTCTTTTAAACTAGCAACGTTAAATTTTCCTACACCATTTACAAAAGCTTGTGTTACACTACCATATTCTAAAACATCAGATATTCTTAATGATATTGCTTCTGCAGTTTTTAAAGTTAAATATAAACCTGCTTGTAATACGTGCCTTGTTGCGGTATTAGAATTTGCTGCAGCTATTTTTTGTAAACCTACTAAAGCGTTTTTATCTGGTGTGCTACCATCTCTTGCTTCGTTTAATCCAGTAACATCTCTTATCATTTGTAAATAATAATTGTAAGAGTTGATTAAACTTGATATTTTTTGGCCACCATGACCAGATTGTAATTCTTGAACAGGAGTTCTGCTATGATTAAAATCTCCATCTTGTGTCATTGATCTACCAATTACAGAACCAGTTTGAAAATACATGTTTAATGCTTCTTGTGGGTTGTAATTAGTACCGTTACCTAAATCTATTTCAGCAATACCATCAGCATCTAAATAAACACCATCAGGTACCATTCTCGATAAAACTTGTTGTAATTTTAAATGAGTAAGTTGAATCATATCAGCAAAAGTAGTCATTCTACCTACTAAAGATTCTATTTTACCTTTATAAATTCTAGGGGCAACAATGTTATAGCTCATTTGAACTTTTGTTATGTCTGACTTTGGTCTTGTCATATTTTTAGCAAGCTGCCATTTTAATAGTTTATCACTACCTATAATTTTTGCTCCTTCGTATAAAACTTCTATTGATCTATTTACTTTTTCAAATCTTGATCTAGGATCTTTTGGTGGATTAAAACTATCTGTTTTTTCAATTGCTTTATCAGCGCCAGTTGAAGTTTGTTTTATTTTATAAACTTGATTATTGAAACTTTTATACTCAAAATATAATACATAAGCATAATTATTATCTACTGAATCAGCATTAGCATACGTTTTATTATACATTATAGAATTACTACCATAACCTTCTATTTCTTTAATATCTTCTTCTGTAAGCTCTGGATATTGTTTTTTTAAATCAACTATATTTACTCTTCTCACTTCTCCAACATAATATATATCATCAAAATAAGGTGATTCAGTATAAGAATAAACTAAATCTGCAGGATCAACATACTCAAGTTTAATACCTTCAGCAGTGTTGAAACTATTTTTAACAGCAGATATACCTAAAACAGCCAAGTCATAATCTAATCTCTTTTTTAATAAATCATATTTATTATAATCAAAAACATTGTTTATAGCTTCTTCCTCAGCAATTTCAATACTTTGTTTATAATCAAGTTGCATGTGTAATTCAAGTTCTTCTTTACTTTCAGGCAAAGTTTCTTTATCATTATTATACATATTTAAACCTATTTGTTGCTCAACATTATTAAACAACTCTTTGTTTTGCATGTCTCTAACTAAAGAATTTACATAATCAGTTCTAGTGTCTATAGATGCTTGGTCTTGAGAATAAGCTTTAATATCATACATCCTTTCAG